CAGCTCACCGCCGTAGCTTTTCACGGTGTTGGCAAGCTGTCCCAAACCACGTGTTAAGCGGTCAACCAGTGCATTTTCAATTTCGGTTATCACGGCCAAAAATCCTATTGTTCGGATTGGTAAACATCACCACATTGCCGTCGCTTTGTTGGTCTTCCTCAATGTCTATACCGAGCGAAATCTTCCCAGCCGCCAAGTCTTCGAGCTCTTTCAAACTCAATTTATAGCGCGTGATAATTTCGTCAGTAATCGTTACCTCAGACATACTCGCCAAACGATAGCGGGTAAGATCACAACAAATACGGGTTAGGTTTTGCGGGATTGTCGGCAACGGTAAGCGATAACGCGCACTTAAATAACCGTCGATTTGGCTTGTGCTATCCGAAAGCGCGATGGTCAGCACGCTTTCATTCACCACGCCTTCGCGGTCACGGTCGGTCAGTTGGATTGATTGAAACTCTCCGATGCGCAAAACGAAATCTTTTACCGTTGCATACATGGTTTAATCCTCACACACCGGGACAAGCTCTAACCAAGGGTCTTCCGCCAAGGTTAAGGTTTGTTCCGCCGTTAAGTCATCCGCTGCGATGTAAACCGCATCGGTTTTATTAAAGCGGTAACCGCAACGCCCATACGTTGCTTGCGGATGGATTTCGCGCAATTTCACCGAATAACCAATAGGCACAATCACTTGCCCTTCTTTGTCGCCTGATTCATCGTGTTTTTCTACCGCGCTTTCAGCGTTATCCGCACCGGTTTCGACTTGGGTTTGCGCCTGTTCATCCGGTGCTGTTTGCACGTCTTGCGTTACGTCGTCTTTTTGGTTTTTCTTAGCCATAATTAACTCCTAGGGCGGTTTCCCGCCCGTTTGGTTATTCATTGATGAACGGAGAGGCAAGCACATCTAATTCATTTTCAAGAATGTTAGTTGTGCCGTTGATTTGTTTAGTTTTAAACAATTCTTTTGCCTCGTATTCAAGATTAGTCGGAACCAAGATTAAATTCGGCTGAATGTTCAATGCCTTACCACCGTCACCTTTTAACCCTTTCATGGTTTTAATGACTTTTTGCACGTTTTCTTTGGTTAATTTGGTTTTTTCCACGCGGTGGATAAGTTGCCAAAAACCGAAACCAGCCGCACCACGGGCACGCACACCCCATAAGTATTCATCTTCCATGAAGACGTGTTCGGATTTTGCCGGGTCAAACTTCGGCTCAATTTCCGGTGCGGTGCGTTTTTGCCAGATTAACGGTTTAATCGGCAAACGGGCATCCACGATATAGAACGTTGGCGCATCGTTATCTGTCCCCACTGTTAAGTTCACTTGAGTGGTACTGTTGCCTGTGCCGTCCACTTTCTCAAACACCGGGTGATCTGTGTCGAAGAAGTTCTGACCGTCGTAACACAGCGTAGATTTACCTTTTTTCAACAAGCTGAATACTTCGTCATCAGGTAATTCGGCGGCAGACTGACCCGCTAATTGCATCATTGGCGTATATAGACCGACCTGATCGTCTTCGATATCTTCGCGCGGAATGCCGACGGTTGATTCAAATTTTTTGTTAGTAATGCTTGTGCCTTGCGCTTGCATGCTTTGGATTTGACGTTGGCCAACCCATTCACGCATTTTCGGAAATTTACCTAAAAATCCGTAAGTATTGGTTTTAGTCGTGGACGAAATTTCCATAGCGATTTTTGCCCACTGAGTAGGGTGGTTTTCTAAGCCTTTGATAAATTCTTTACGAAAGGCTTCGGTGATGTGGTTTAACACCTGTGCTTTATTGATTGACATTATTTAGCCTCCTGAGACTGATATTTTTTAATGTAATCCGCATCTGTCATGCCAAGCATTTTGGCTGCGGCTTGTTGTTCTGCGGTTAATGCCACCACATTGCCTTTATTCGGGTCTTCGTTCGCTTGATGACCGCCAGCTAACGCCGCAATCGGTGTCGCTTTATCTAAATAACCGGTTAAGGCTTCAATACTTAGGCTTTGTGCCCAGTCTTTTAATGCTGGGGATAACTTGCCTTGTGACAAAGCAGCTTCAATCAATGCATTTTTTTTGTCGTTATCAATGCTTGATTTCAGTTTATTAAAATCAGCTTGTAACGCGGCGACCTGTTCTACCGGCACAAATTTAGCTGGGTCAGGGTTGCCTACTTGCGCGGTTAATGCCGCAACAGATTGTTCTTTTTCGGCTAATTTGGCATACACATCCAACACAGCCACTTGGCTGTCGCCTTTGGCGGCAGAAAGTGCGGTCACTTTTTCGGTAATTTCTGCCTCGCTCGCGTCTGCTTTTAAAACAAACAACGTACACAGGGCTTCAAGTAATTTCTTGTCCATTTCTGGCTCGTCCTTTTGTTGATTAAAAAATTGCGCACTGGCGGCAACCATCACTTCGTCCATACCATCTAAAGCGGGGTTATTGGTCAGTGCGGCGTGAAAGATTTTGCGAACATAACCATTCGTGTCATATGCAAACACGGCAGAGATATAACGATATTCGCCATTTTTGATGTATTCCGCGGCTTTGTCCGTCCAGCGGACATCGGCAAAAATCCCTTGCGGGTTAAAATAGAGATATTCCATCCAACCTGCGCTAGGAGCCTCTTTGCCGTTTTGTTGGGAATGTAAGATTTGGTGTTCGTAGTCAATGGGTAGGGGATTTTTCTGACTGTTAGCCAATGCCACAACATCAGCCCCATTAGTATCGGTTACATACCATGCCTCCACATCTGTCGGTCTGCCGTCAATAGCTCTAAATTTTCCATAAGGCAAAAGCTGGATGCGTCCATACTTCGCTTTGTCAATTTCAAAACTACAGGCTGCAAGGGTGAGTTTCATTCTTAAAATCCTGAAAAGTTAATCTAGGATTTCAGAATAATGGAGTTTTAAACATAAAAAGAGGGCGCACCGTTCAGCGCGCCCTTTAATTGAGTTTTTTATGGAAAATGAAATTGGATGTTGTATTTAATCTTAAACTATTTTTAAAACCTTTTTAAATCCTTTTAAATCGTTTTAAAAAATTTAATTCGATAAATCACTACTGCAATCATAAAAATGCAAATACGCGCGATTTAGGGCGGTTTTATGTTTTATTTAACTACACTCCGAAAATACGCCTGAACGTCCTCCAAGATGTCGTCCTCGTCTTGCGGTGTTAAAACCAGGAATGGGCGCGCAGGAATCTCACTTCCGGGATGATCTACTGATTTTCTGACAATTCCTCCAAATGCCAAGGCTTTTTTAGTGACCGGTTTGATTTTATGCGGACTGGTTTTTCCGCCGAATTGATGGATGACCGCATATTTTAGGTTTGTCCCAACCTGCGCTTCGTTGTTATCCCAACTCGAATGGATGCTATTTCTTAATGCACCGCTATCAATCAATGGTTTTCCGTCAGGGCGACTTTTCACACCAAGCCAAGCAGGACGCCCACCGGCTTCAAAGTTTTGGTCAACTGCAGATTGCATTGTACCCGCTATCGTACGCATAAGCGGCACATTATATTTCACATGTTGCGCCAATTGTGATAATGCGTGGATAAGTTCTTTTTCGTTGTTGATTTTTACTTCTATCATGTTATAGTGCCTCTAGTCGCCCGTAGCAGCGAATCTCGAAAACTGCGAACGAATGCTATTGGTGCAGGGATTGATGTGTGGGGGTGTTCGAGTCCCACCGGGCGACATATCTATTTAAACGCTTTTCGCCATTGTCGATCACTTGCCAAGTGTTGCGATGTTAAGTAAATCTCATTGCTACCATTAAGCACTTTAATGACAGCTATCAAGCGCCTTGAATCCACTTCCTTGTAGAATTTAAACGTATTTTTACCGTCTTGCTCTATTTTGTCCGGGTTATATAACACGTCCGGTAACCGCGCATAGTCATCAAAATCAAAATCTTGCCCATAACGATTTGCAATTTGTTTAATTAATGAGTCATCCGAAAGCCAAACTGTAGATAAATCAGTTTTAATTTGCCGCTTGGTATCTTCGTTTAACACACCGGCAATAAATTTATAGTCCATCTTAAACCGTTCGCGAATCGGGGTTAAAAATGCCTCACGCTCATTTTTGCCTTTTAACTTTTTATAGTCATCAACATAAGGCGCGAATTCTTTTTCGAACTGTTTAAAATCAAATTTAAAGCCCTCACCGCCCATTTCACGTTTGGCAAATTGGTGCGCCAATGATTCAGGATAAAGTGCTAAATTAGGTTTATATACGGTTCGTCCGACATTGTAATCAAAGCCTCTATCCGTAATAATCCATTTATCATCTGACAATTTAAATGCGGTTGTTTTTTCTGTTGTGGTGGCATTGATTTTGCGGTCGTAATCAATCAAACGATCGGCGCTATCCCCAACGACCAGATTGCGGCGTTTAATATCGCGCTCGGCTAATGCGATAACCGAACATCGGCAGTTAAATCCGTTGGGTGGATAAAACGTTGACCAAAATAGATCATCATAGCGATAAACCAAACCGTGCATAGCAGAATGACTTGGGCGGGTGCGATCATCATTTACTGCCGAATATTGCCAATAAGGT